GCGCTGAAAAGGTCACTGAGATTCAGGATCAGCTTGCTGCACGCATTACTGAGCAGATCAATCCGACTCAGGCGTCTGGCAAACCTTCTGGCTGGTGATGTCAGCTCATCGGCTGATGCTGTGCTTTTGGTTGGTGATCATCTCTTGGCTGATGGCAATCGTGGGCACTGCTCATATCATGTATGGCGCTGGCTACTCACAGGCACAGCGTGATTTTCCTGCAAGACAGCAATGCAACGCCCTGACCCAATGATCGCTGCTAAGCCTGGTGCGGAGGACGTACAGGCTATGGCGGCCAGAACGCTGTGGATGGAGGAATTGTTTTTCCTTGATGGCCGCGACATGATCAGCCATCCCCAACATGGTCTGTTTACTGGGCTGGCTCTTAAATATCAAAGCCTGCAGTCAACTGACGGCTACTGATGGCTAAGTCACTTAGCGGGAAGAACTTTGTTGTTGGGAGACCCAAGCGGACCAAACAGGGAAATGGTCAGCACTCACGCCCAAAAAAGGGCAAGAAGAGATACCGTGGCCAGGGAAAACGCTAATTCAACTAATGATCAAGCGTCTTGTTTTTGGTGTAGCCGCTGGCGCACTTGCCTTGGCTCCCCTCTCTGCCCGCGCAGATTGGTACGTCAATCCTGAGCTGAATGTCGGCGTCGGCCTCGACTCTGGCGTTGGCTCCGGGATCCTTGAGGGACATGTTGGCTATGACTTCGACAACGGTGCCTACGTGCAGGCAGGCCCTGCTGTGGTGTTCCCTGACGCTGGTGAGAAAGAGATCGAGTTCACCGGCAAGGCTGGCGTGAGCGGCGGTCCTCTTTACGGAGAGGTTTCATTCAGTACCGGCGATGACTTCGGCCTCGGTTTCAAGACTGGCGCCAAGTTCTCTTTCTGAGTTACCTTCTGGTTGGAACCTCACACGTTTCTTGGCCCCTCCACAGGGGCCTTTTTGCTATGCAAAAGGTCTACAACTTGCTCGGCGTTCTGGGCTTTGTCATGTCTGGCACGATGGCCGTCATGGGCGTGATGGCTTACACGCGCGTGCCGTCAATGGTCAAAAACTACGCCAGCGAGCTGAAGCTAGAGCTGACAAAAACGATCCTTGATCAGGTGCCCGTCCCAGAAATGCCTGAGATGCCAAAGCTGCCAACCAGCACTGGTCCAGCTGTGCCTTTCAAGATGCCTTGACACAAGAAAACCCTCGGCGTCCCGAGGGTTCTCCTGGTCTGATCAGACAATGCAGTGACGATGGCCAGGTCGCGGCTGACACAGGTTTGCGAGCAGTGACGACCCATCCGACGCAGGGGTAGGGGGTATGCCTAGGCCATTTATAGCACAGGAAAAATCAGACCACCATCTTGGTGTTGGCGGTTGGATCGTCGTCATGAGCTTCCGGCCCGAAGCCTTCAGACTTGATTTTCGCCATGTCCAGTTCTGGCGCGGGTGCTTCTTGTTTCTGTTCAAACGAAGCTAGCCATTCGCGCAAGGCGTCCCCGGTTGGCGTACCTTTCGGCCACTTGACCCACTTCAAAATGGCCTTTGTATCTGTAAACGGCCTGGCGCTGGTTCCGTTCATTACGGTGTAAACAATGGGCGGTCCCTCTCTCCTGCGGTTCCTCTCAATCCACAGCTGACCTGCTGTAAACCGCTCTGACTTCATGCCCGACATTCCTGATATTGAGATTCCGACGATTGAGATACGGCCCATCCCTGAGCCGCGTGTTTTCCCACCGCCGGTCACACAGAACTTAGCGCCGCGTCCGATATACCAAAAGCCAGGATGTGCCAGGGTCCACAGAGACGCACACCTAAACCCATCCCTGCTGCGGGATGACCCGAATGGTGTTGGCATCTCTTGCCCTGAGGGTGAGATCCCCAGTTACGTTCCGCTGGATTGGAACCCGCGCAAACTGCAGATCATTGAGCCGACACCGACACAGAATCAAGAACAAGAGGATCCGCCAGCACAGCAAAAGGCTGACCCAAAGCCACCACCGCCAAAAGACAAACAACCGCCAGAGGTGAAATGCCCGCCAGCAGATGCGGCAGAGATTGGCACGCTGTCACCTAATGGCCGCAAGATCCTGGAGTCTTACGAGCTAGTCGATGGTGTCTGCAAAGAGGTTTACCGCAACGTTCCTGTGACGGAGCAGCTGATCAAAGCGGTGCCGTCGCCCTACGAGGCAGCGCAGACCGCAGGCATTGCTGTTGTTGCAACCACTGCCGCGCTCAGCACGCCGTTCTTGGTACGGATCATCAAGCCGGTGGTGAAGAAGCTTCTGACCAAGGCGAAGGAGATTGTGACCCGCAAGAAAGAGGCGCGGCCCTCTACTTTCCTGCGGAAGCAGGCGCAGCGGAAGGCGCGGAAATAGCGTGCGTGTGGGGCACCATCTTGACCGGGGGCACTGTGACAATTAGATCACTGCACACCACTGACATTTGGCCCGTAAATTGCACGCCCGCCTTGGCAAGTTCCCCGCACTTTTGAGCCCTAAACAACTCGTGCTCTAGGCGTTTGGTGGCCAACAACTGCTCCTGCAATTTGATGTTTGTGTTGACGGCTCGTTTGCACTGATCAGCTAAGCCACGGTCTAGCGGCACAGAGAAGGTGGCCGTGATGCCGTAGTTGAGCGAGCGTCGGTCTTTCTCGAAGCGTGGCAACTCTGAGTAGTAGAGCACCTTGCCTGGGGAGTCAGGCTCGCCGTCATCGTTGCTGTCTGCTGTTGAATAAACAGGCGTCCGCGTTGTTGACTCAAACGGCAGGTCAAAGTTCCTGCTGCCGGTGACGAAAGGCGACACCGTAAGGGTTGGTCCTGGGCACTGGATCCCCTGTGACATCCGGTAAATCGGATGCGGCCCAGTCATCATCTGATAGGCGTTGTTGACCACTGAGCCCGTCGATGTGCTCGAAGGGTTTGCGACTGTTGTGTTGGCGTAAGCAGGGCTGCCGAGCGCCGCGATTACTGCGAGAACACCGAGGTGCTTTCCGTGACGCTTTCTGTGGTGATGGTCCTTTGAACCTGCGTCACTGCATCGAGGCCAGGAGCCATGAACGATTCTGTGATGCTCCAGCTTTCGCCAGGATTGACGACTTGCCATTGGGGCTTGGTTTCAAGGTGGGGGCTAGTCCAAGAAAAGTTCACGCCACCGACGGTCTGATTGTTGGTGACGGTGGCATCAGGCGAGATGGGCACATCGCCCACCGTTTCGACGTTATGGCCTGCAGCTGAATAGCTATAGCCGGTTCGGTAGTTGTAACTGGTGATGGATTCTTGAATCACCGTTGTGGATTCGACCCGCGAATTGAGCTGGCCCTGGGTGAACTGAGGAACGATAGGTGCGGCCATAGCTGAGCTAGGCAGCAGCAAAACCAGCAGCCAAGCCCTAGTCAATTTCCAGCTCGATCTTGGTGGACAGAATGGCCGAGGTTCCAGCATCACCAGCCGTTACGGTTGCTTGGCCTGAGCTAGTCACGCTGGCCGCGAGAGAGCCCGTTTCGCCCCCCGCACCAGTGATGGTCGTCATCATCGACGGGAGAGAAGGCACAACGCCATTCGTCACCGTGGTGGAGCTGGGGATGCTGTCGCCAACCGTCAGGCTTTCCGTCATGGAATAAGCCGACCCGGCGGTGGTCACGTCATAGTCCGTGTTCACAATGTCCGGAACGCCGCTGGTGATGGTGGACATGTCCAGACCACCGATGCGGTTGTTGGTCGTTGTGCCGCTGACCGTGACCGATGGGGTGACGTTGGTTCCTTGGCTGCTGTAGGTGGTGCCGCCACGAGTGGCCGAGCTGTAGGCCTGATCCACCGAGATCTGGGCGCTTTGGGTCATCACATGCCGCAGGTCAGCATGGGCAGGCGATGCAGCTGCCAAAGTAATCCCCAATACCAAAAGTGTGCGGGTCATTTGATGCCAGCTTTGGAATCTTTCTCAACGATAACGTTCTTGTCTTCTCTCTTCTTTTGACCGTTGCGGCCCACAGAAAGGCCATAGCTGGCTGCAGTGGAGGAAAGCAGTGAAGCCGAAAAAGTTACGTCGATTGACTGCTTGAACATGCCTAGGTAGTTGGCAGTGATCACACCCATCGCCCAAATCATGATTGTCAGGCGTACAAAGTCGCCTAGCCATCCATTGCCATGATCCTCTTGTTCTTCTGACTTGGCCTGCGGTGTTTCTGCCATGATTGGGCAAGCGTTAGGGGCGGGTCATGGTTGAAGTCTGGGCCGCCGTTGCCGGGGCTAGCGTCACCGTAGCTGGCTTGGGCGTTTCAGGTCTAAACCGTCAAAGCCAACAGGGCCGTGATTCTTTGGTGCGGCTCACAACTGCCGTGGACAATCTGTCCAGCAGATTGCAGATCTTGCACGATGACATCAAGACCAAAGATGTTGAGGTGTTCGCCAGATTGAACGAATTGGAGCGTTCAGTGGCACGACTGGAAGGGCACTCAGATAGGCACTAACGTATTAGTGCAGTTCAAGGCCTAACCATGCTGCTTTTGATCCGCCCAATCTTGTTTCGGTTCTTGCAATCGGAAGGGGTCAAAAAACTTGTGATGGATCTTTTGGAGGCGTATTGCGCTTCCACTGACAATACGATCGACGACCAAGTGTGCGCGTATGTGCGCTCGAACCTGTATCCGGAGAAGAGAGTTGAAAAATGAAAATGTCCGTCTTCTCCGTGACGGGTTGGTTCGTTGCGGGCGGCGCGGTCACGCTGCTGCTGTGCAGCTCAATGCTGGTGTTCGTCGCCGGATACACGGCTGGCGAAAGCGTTTGTTCCCAGTCATCATCGGGCCGTCTGTAGGTTTTTTGGGTGTGCTGAGTTTGCTGCCCTTCTTCCAGCACTTCCGCGATGACTCGCCCTACCACTTGGCTGGCGTTGCAGCCATACAAGAAACCATGTTTTCTGAGCTTTTTCAGGAAGACAGTGAGTGGCTCGAGGCTTGGCTGGCCGCTGGCATTGATCAAGAAGTTTTCGTCCCCTACTTTCAGCAACTCGACAACGGACAAGACGGCTGGCGTGAATGTTTCGCCTCCGCCGCCGCCATGCTCGCAGCCAGCGCCGGTCTGGTCGATTCAGATAACGAATACATCTACCACTTGGCCCACTACGGCGATACCACCAGTGTTGATGCCCAGCTCCAAACGCTCCGGGCCTTGGGCCTGGATGTGGAGTTCACTCAGAAAGGCACGCCAGAGATGATCGAAGAGTCAATCTCTCGCGGGGGCGCGGTCCTCGTGGGATGGCTCCATTCCGGCGACCTGACGCGCGGTGAGCCGCCGATGTGCGACAGCTACAGCTGCGGCCATTGGTCCGTGATCACGGGCTTCCAGGGCAAGCGCAGCCCAGTTGGGGACCAGTATTGGGTGATGCATGACCCGATGGGCAAACCCCTTATGCAGAGGGGAGGGCACGACCGATCAAGGTCTGGCAAGTCTGTGCGGGTGCGTCAGTCCGAATTCAACCACCGATGGCTGGTTGATGGCCCAAACTCCGGTTGGATGATCACAATTAGCCCATGACCAAGCGGAGGCTCTATGTCTTTCGACTGGATGATTGTTGAGAAGAGTCTGGAAGAGGAGCTTCAGTTAGAGCGAACAATTCGAGAGATCAAAAGCTGCGATAACCAAGAAGCTTTGATGGGTTTATGTATTGCCATGGCTCAACAAAGCTGGCATCAAACCAAGCTCCTCAAGCAGGCTGTAGGTCACATCGCATCCTTGGACGTGTCTCTAGGCGCTGATCTTGATCGGTGATATCTGAGCAGCGACTCGTAATGCCACTTGGCTTTCCAATCGTGCAAGAAGAAGCGCGTCATGCCTGCGTGTGTCACCTCCCAGTGAACGACGCCGTGCTTGTTGACCTGCTTGATGATGGGTTTTGTCATAAGAAGGCGGGGACTTACTCGAAGCGCAACCAAAGGACGGCACCACCCGACCCTGCAGGCGTTTCCGATACTGCACGCATGATGCCCCGTTAATCAGAAGTCGAAATCGCCGCCGCTGCTTGCCGCAACAGTTGCTGCAGGCTTGGCGTCAGGGCGATACGGCTCGCTCAGCTTGCCCTTGAGCATGGGCTTGTTCTTGCGGGTCATGCCGTTCCAGCCAGCCAAACGCAGCTTGACCACCTCGTCGCCTCGGTAGTCCTCCTCGCGCTCTGCTGTTTGCAGGTAGTTGATCAGTGCGTCCACGTCGGTTGCAAGAACCTCGATGGAGCCTGTGACGTCTGGGCTTTTTTCTGTCCGCTTGTCCTCCTCAAGTTGAGTGAACTGGACGAAACCGATGTTGAAGTCAGCCATTACTTGCCGTTGAAAAATTTGAGGATGATTGTTTGAAGAGCAGCGTTGATGATGCCGTCGTGGCGTTTGTCGGCGTAGTGCTGCAGTTGCGCGGCTAGATCGGAATCCAACCGCACACCGAATTGAAACTTGCGCCGCCGTGCATCACGACGCGCTTGTGATGTCCGCCCATCGGTCATGCCTCAACAGCCTGGCAACGTTTGGCGATCCATTCTTGATGGACAACCGTTTGGATCCCATCGGAGACGTTATCGGCTTTGATCTCAAAAGCCTCCCGGAATTCCCTAAGGATCTTGTGCATCTCATATTTTTTGTCTAGGCCGCCATCTGCCTTTGGCAGCCCGATCGCCTTGATCATGGCGATGCAGGTTTGCTTGTCGGCAGGCGTCAGCTCAGTTTTGATCGCTGGAGGCGCTGCAGCTGGAGCAGGCTTTGCCTTTGGCTCAATCGTGCGTGTGCGCGTCGGCTCTGGCTCCATGTCCGCGTCGTTGTCCTCAATGCCAACGCAAAGGCCAAGCACCGCCTGAAGGGCGTAGCGCCGGGAGTAGGTCATTGCTTTGCCCCACTCTTGGGTTCCGTTCTTCCCTGCGTTGACCGCAAGCGGAGTGACGGCAGTCAGGCTCTGGCCGCTGGTGTGCAGCAATGTGGTGCGCAGGCCAGGCTGACCGTTGATCTCCTCCGGCAGCTGAGAGACGGCAAGGCCGTTCTCGCGCAGCTTTGGCCCGATGGTTGAGAGGATGCCGGGCAGGTTGGCGAAGCCACCGTGGTAGCTGTTGTCGTTGTCGTGAATGGTCGGAACCGACTGCTGAAACTTGATCAGCGCGGCGACCAGTTCAGCCGAGGGCTGTGACTGTGATGATTGCGCTTGGTCGCTCATGTGAGAGGCAATAACGGCGGTTGGCAATAAGCGTCACGACCTGGCAGTCGTCATCGAAGACGACGCCCGTCATGGCATCAAGAAGCGCGCGGCAAAGCTTGTCGACGTCGCCGACGCGCTTGGTCAAATGAAGTGGAGCAGATGGTTTCAGCTCGCCGTTGGTGCGGTAGTCCGCCTTCGGGCGATTGAAAAGAAAGTCGACCTGGACCTTCATCGGTAGTGTGGCGCGCCACGCTTCAGGTGTCAAGTCCAGAGCTGCGTGGCGGACGTCTTGCCGCCAAGGTTTGCAACGTTTGCTGGATTCGATCATCACCCGACCACCGAGGGAGCGTTTGCTTCCCTGTGGGGCAGGCTTGCCCATGACCGTGAAGGTGAAGCTGCTCAATCGTTTTTCTCAAGCGATTCTTTGTAACGCTTTTCAGCCTCAGTTCTTGCGGCGCTCAACTGATCGCAATGCAGCTTGGCCTCCTCCTTCATCTTTTTCGCTTTGTACTTGGCGGTCAAAACCTTGCTGCATTGATCAAGGAGCAACTCTTGGAGGAGTTCTTTGCTTTGCTCAAACTCATAGAACCAAGACTCGGCGTTTTCGCCGGTGTACTGCTGCAGCGTTTTGTCCTCGTCACTTCCCTCAGCAACGTCAGCGCAAGCGCAGAACTTCTCGATGCAGATGTCCATCAGTCGGACAGCTCGGGCAACCTTTCTGCCCTCTATCAAGATTTGACGCTCTTGCTCCTGCGCTTCAGCCCACATTTTTTGATGGCGCTCCAGCACGAGCTTGTAGCCGTTGTCCTCGTCGACAAACTTGCTTTGGGCGGCGAAGTCGATGGTTTCAGTCATTTTGCAAAGTAGATGCGGGCGGTTCTGCCGGAAGCGGTGCTCCGACGTTGGGGCTTGCCTGTCTTCTCATCAGGCCGAAACTCAAGCGGGCAGGGCTCAAGGCACATCAGATCGCGGAGCCGGGCGCTGGCGGTTTGATGCTTCATGCCGAGCAGTTGCTCAACCTGTTCGCAGGTAAGGCCGCCGGGGCATTTACGGACCGCCTCAAGCACCTGCTTGCACATGGCGTTGAGTTGATCGCGCACGCTGTCGGCTGCCTCCCGGCTGGTGTCGACGCCGTTATGCGGTGCCGTCGGGTGGTTAAAAAGTGGCAGGTCGCTGGTGTTCATAAGAAAAAGGCCCCGAAGGGCCTCGCGTCAGGACAGGAAAGGAGGGAGGTTGACCGCCAGCGTTTCTTGGTAGTCCTTGGTCAGGTCGCGGATGTAGTCCTCCCAGTAATCGTTGAAGCCATCCAAGTATTTGGTGGATTCCTTGGTGGTCATCAGATCCTCAAGCGCCTTGCGGATGATCAAGGCACGGTTGAGTCGCTCCAGGGGAGTCATGGCAAAACGGGTGAACAGCTGCCTCTCGGCAACCACACATTGCCATTGCGGGCGCGCCACGTCAACCGTCTCGTGTCGGAATCGCTGAAAGGTCAACGGTGGCCTGGGATAGCTCGCCCTCCCCGACGTCTGCGACCAGCAATGCCAGCACGAAGTCCACGTCCTCCCCGATCTGCCGGACCTCGTGGTCGATGGTCGAGAGGCTGTAAACGCCGGCATCGACCTGGCGCAGGAAGCCCATGTAGTCGCGTCCGTGAACGCTGATGCGTTTGTAGAGGATGCCGCGCAGCAGGCCGACGGCTTCGTGTGCCTTGTTGATTGCGCGCGTGATCTCTTTGCACTCTTCGATGGCGTCAAGTGCGCCGTCGTCCTTTTGGAGGGTCCAGCCGAAGACCTCTTCATCAGTTTTTAGACGTTCGGTCTTAGGCGCTGGCTCTTCTTGCTCCCAAGTTCTTTTCTCAGCTCGAGCCGCATTTGCTGCGTCCAAAGAAGCCTGCTGTGCTGCGGACAAACGCCTAGCTTCGTTTGCTTCGTTTGCCTTGAACGCAAGGGCAGCGCGTTGAACCTGCTCAAAAGTGGGAACCTTGCCTTTGCCGGCGTCGGCGCAGGCTGCCTTCCACATTTCAATAGCAGCTTTGGGATGTGTCTCCAGCTGCGCGAGCAATGGCCTGACTTGATTAGGAGACGTAGGTAGCGGAAGATCCTGCGACCAGCTGGCCGTGGGCTGTAACACTTCGCAACGAAACTCGTAAAACCCGCTGAGGCGTCTCGCGGTATCAAGTTTCAAAGGCCCTCTGCCTGCAGTTATTTCGTCGGATTCTTCTTCAAGCCATTTTTTCCAAGAGCGACCTCCCTTAGATCCTCTGTACAACTTACGGCTGTAAATTTTGTTGAGGCCGGCACCGATCGCCAAGTCTTGTTCCATCCGGTTTCCATATGCGGTGCGGATGGCGGTTTTAACGATCACCAGCTCTTTTTCCTCAGCCTCCGTCATCGAAGATTCTTCGAGGATCTCGACGTTGACGATCTCAGGAACGATTGCAGAAGTCATAAGCGTGTCTCAATGAAGAAGGGGGCCGGAGCCCCCGATCGGATCAGTTTTGCCCTGGCAGGCTGAGCACCGCACCAGTTTCAAGAGTGAACTGCGCGCGCCACTCTCTGGTGTCAAATTGACAAACTTCAGCGTGCTCCATCTCTTTGACCAGCTCCTTCATCTTGGACTTCATAGCTTCAAAGTATTTGTCCAAGTTCTGAGCGTTTGTTTTTTCGTCCGTCAGGCGAACGCTCATCGTCTTTTTATTAGGGATGATGCTTAACCCGAGAGCAAAGTGGACGAACTTTGCAGCCTTGTAGATGTTGCTGTAAACAGTTGACTCAGCAACCGGTGCTTGCCCTCTGTCAATCAGGTATTGGTTGACGGCGTTAGTGATGTCCATGATCGAGACATCCTTGGCCCTGTTGGCTGCGTCCTTATCCAGCAGCCCAAGGGACTCTGCAAGAAACAACGCGCGAAGTGGAGCTGAAAGATCAGTGCCTTTCCAGACCCAGCGATCCCAATCACTCGATTCGATCAGCAAGTTGCTCAAGGCGTGTTGATCAGAGGAAAGACGTGAGACGACCTCGGATGGCGCTTTGTTGATTCTTGGAAAGTCGCCGTTTGCAGGCTTTACGCGTGTGGGCAGTGCAATAGTCATGAGCGCGGGAACGGCGCGGACGCCCCGCAACGTAACACCGATGCAGAGCGTCCGCAACGTGCGCACGGTTCAGGCGGCCTGAAGCCTTTCAAGCATCCCCGCCTTTACGCCAAACATCGCCTTGTCGCGCTGGTTGGGTCTGGGCGTTGCCTTGTAGCCCCATTCATCGTCGGGGACGCTGACTTCTGCTGTTGCCCAAACGTGGTCACACACTTTGCATTTACGTCGACGACTGATGGCTTTGGCGTTCGTGTGGCGAGATTCCAGGACGCTGATCCAAGAGCATCCGCAATGAGGGCACTTCATCAAAACTCGGGCAAATCGAGGTTGTAGCGAGACCACGCTTCTTCCCAAGCGGCGTGGCAGTCCTCAGGATCCTCCCTGATGACCTTGCAGCGTTCCGGCCCCGACACGACTGTCACGCACTGACTCACCTGCACCTTCGGCCGCAGCCGCTTGAGCATGGAAAGGTATGCACCCAGTTGCGCCGTTGCTGGTTTGCGCCGTCCAACGCCGGTCTTGTGAGAAACGGTTTTGAGGTCTCCTAGAACAATTAGCCCCTTGCCCTCAGGGACGCCCAGCTCCTCTAATTCGATTAAGAAATCGAAGCTGCCGCCCATTGACCGGCGCTCGTCAACCAGCAGGAACTCACAGGCCAGCAGCCGGAAACGGCCAAAGATCGACTCGTCGAGCAACGCGTCCACCCACGGGCTCCACTTGTCATCCATCACGCAAGGCTCGCCTTTGAGGTGGTGCTCGAGCACTTTGTGGATCGCCGTCCCCCTGGCAGCCCATCCGTCAGGGCCGTGTTTGTAACGCTCCATGCCGGCGCGCTGCTCCGGCGTCAGGTCGTGACCGATCACCTCCGAAACGGAGCGGGCGAGTAGCTGTCCCTTGTACGTGTAGCGGTGCGAATCGTGGTCGAGGGTCAGCTCGGGAATCGGATCAAGCAACATGGGCTTGCAAGGCTGGCCAACCTTGGCATGATCTGGCCCGGAAGCAACCCCTTCTTGATGCCTGAACTGATCCAAAACGATCCCATCCTGGATCCCAGCCCGACACGCGTGCGACTGGACCCACGCGTTTCTGACGAGGTGGAGCGCAAGCGTCCGATCGGGGTGAGCTTCACTGGTTGGGTCAACCTGCTGCTGCAAAAGGCCATCGCTTCCGAGCCGGAGCCCCTGCCGCGTGATTGACAAGGAGCTTCGCGCGTACGAACTCCTCCAATGGGTTCCTTTTTCTCTTCCAGCCGATTGCGATGAAGAGCTTGTCCTTTTAGGGCACTATTCAAAAACGCAACGCGCGCGGTCTGATGCCGCACTCGATGCTTGGGAAGCGGCTCATCCTTACGAAACCAGCGCAGAACTTGCTGCCTTTCGCGAGCTAGAGCGCCTTCGCATCTACTCCCAACAAAACTTCTTTTCCCCCTCCAGAGCGAAGGATGGTTACTACACCCGAAGACTCCGAAGTCTTCATCAGTCCAGAAAGCCTGAGCGATCACAAGGAACTCCTCGCGCGCGTCCAGTCCGCCGCAAAGGCGGTCCTCTCTGACGAAGCCGATCCGTTTCTGCAAAACCAACGGCTCCGCCTTATGGCCGAGGAGCTGGCTTGCCCGATCAGCGAACGCACCGCCGCCGTTTATTTGGCTCGTGCTCGCGGAGAAATTGCCGGGGTCACCCTGCCCCGCCTGCGTGGCGAGCGCATGGACACCACGCCAACACCCTGGGCTTGGGAAGGCGTGTTGATGGCCGGCACGTTCAACTTGCTGGTGGCCCCGCCCAAGGTCGGCAAGTCAGCGTTGATGGTCGGGATGATCGGCGCATGGTGGCGCGGCGATGGTGAGTTTTGCGGCTTACGTCTGCACGGCGCTTGCCCCAAGGTTTTCATCGTCGGCACTGACCAGCCAGAGAATGACTGGTTCACGCTGTTCAAGCGCGAGGGGCTTGTCACGCCAGAGGGTGACATGGGCGGCCCGATCGAAATGTTGTGGCACACAGGCGCACCGCTGCACCTGACGGCGGAAGGGATTGAGCATCTTGGTGGCCTTGCAGAGGCCAACCCTGGCTCGCTGTTCTTGCTCGACAGCTATCACGCCTGCATCAGCCCGCTTGGCGTTGACGAGGCCACCAGCGCTTTTGACGGCCCGGCACGCGACTTGGCCCAGGTGCTTGCCCCGCATCACGCCACGCTGGCGATGATCCACCACACCAACAAATCGGTGGCTGGGGGCAACGCAACAAACGCATCACGCGGCTCGAACGCTTTGCCGGCAGCGGCCAGCCTCACGATCTTGATGAACTGGTTTCGCCAGCCTGCGGAGGGGCAAACGCAGAACGACCACCGCGTTGTGGTCAAAACGCAAGGCCGCGCCAAAGGCACCACGTTGCTGATTGAGCTGAAGGACGACGGATGGATTCACCACGGCGATGGCGAGAGCGTGCTGGCTGCCGAGGCGATGCAGGAGGCCGCTGACGACCTACAAGGCCGGCAGGCTGACGTGTTCGATTACATCAAGGAGCGGTGGATGCTTGGTGAGTTCCCGGTTGCTGCATCCGAGCTGTCGGGCCACTTCAACTTGGAGCGAAACAAAACGCACCGCTGCCTGCGCTCACTGGAACGCAAGGGGCTGGTCGAGCAAGCCGGGCAAGCGGAGACGGAAGGCGGTCGTCCGGCGCTGTTGTTTCGACCCACAGGGGTCTCCTCCCTGGAGGGGGGACAAACGTCACAAAGGGGACAAAGTACCCCCTACACACACGATACGAAGCCTTTGTCACCTTTATCACCCTTGTCACCCATTGCTGGGGGAGACCCCCCTTTGTCACCCCTGTCAGTCGGTGACGCGGTGGAGCGTTTCAGTGCCGGCGTTTGGTCAAACGGCTGGGTTGTCCAAGACAACTCCAACCCCTTGTCCATCACGATCGCCAAGCTCGGGAACCCGCTCGTTCAGTTCCGCAACCAGCGACCGGACCTGGACATCCGCCCCTGTCAATCCAGCCCGTTCGCGGCTACAACGCCTGAACCTGACCCGTTTGATTTTTGATGTCCAAGGAGATCAAGTTCGCCGTCACTCCCGAGGAACGCGACCGTCTGGATATTGAAGCTGCAGCGCACGGCGTGTCTCGCGCTCAGCTGGTCCGTGATCGCGCCCTGAACGCCGGCATCATCCCTCGCGTGCAAATGGACCCTGAGGCGCAGGAGCGGGCAATCAGGAACCTCAGCGAGCACTATGTGGGCGTTCCTCAGGAGAACCTCGTGCGCCTGGTGAATGCTGTTGTCAAAGCCTTGGCGACGGAGGCTTGATGAGAGTCCTCGTTGCCTGTGAATACAGCGGCAGGGTGCGAGATGCCTTCCGCAAGCACGGGCACGATGCGTGGTCTTGCGACCTTTTGGAGTGCGAGGCTGATCCGCAGTGGCATCACCAAGGCCCTGTCGAGGAGCTGCTGCATGAAGGCTGGGATTTGATGGTGGCTCATCCGCCTTGCACCCACCTTGCAGTCAGCGGTTCTCGTCACTTCCACCGCAAGCAGCGGGAGCAGCGAGATGCGTTGAATTTTGTTCGGCTTTTGATGTCCGCACCCATCCCTCGTTGGTGCATTGAAAACCCGGTGAGCGTGATCAGCAGCGCAATCAGGCCGCCGGATCAGATCATTCAGCCTTGGGAGCACGGCCATGGAGAAACCAAAGCCACTTGCTTTTGGCTGCAGAATCTGCCAAGGCTTGTTCCTTCAAACTGCGTGGAGGGCCGAGAGCCAAAGGTCCACCTGATGAGCCCGGGGCCTGACCGCTGGAAGGAGCGCAGCCGCACCTACCAAGGCGTTGCTGATGCGATGGCCGATCAATGGGGCAGCCGGCTGCTCCCGCCAGTCGTTGAGCAGTTGAGCCTTTTGACTTGACGCGTGGCGCGCCACGGTTTAATGTTGGGGAGCCCAAGCCGGAGACGGCACTGTTCCATGGCAATCACTTCCTTTGGAGTCCCCCGCGACATTCAGCTCCTGCTGGACTCCCCCTTGCACGAGCTGAGCAGCGACGCTTTGCTCAAGCTCAGAGAATGGCACCTCAGCCGAGTTGCCGAGCTTCACGGCGAAATCACCCAGCGGGAGGCTTGATCATGTCCGACTGGCATCACTACTCCCTTGGCCTTTACGAGGCCCAGCAAGCCTGGGAAGACCAACCTGAGCCCGAACCTGACGAGCCCAGCATTCTCTGCGAAGCGCGCAAGCCCAACTTGTTCCAGCGACTCTTTGGCTTGCCCGGCTCACTGATCTGGGACGAGTGGGTGCAAAGCGACGACCACTACCACCTGCTCGTTCGTGAAGCCCGTGACGCAGGCTTGACCCTCTCCTTCCAGGAGTTTGACTGACCATGTCGGGGAGCCTGAAGCCTGAGCTGTCCCCCGCTCAGGCTGAAAGCCATACAACACCCTGGGTGCAGCAGGGGAAAGCAGGGCACGACAGAGCAGCGTGATCCATCCCCCGACACACTCTTTGCAACATGACTAAGGACCACGACCTTCGCGAACTTCAACGTCAAAATGAACTCGCCGTCTTCATCCGGTACGAAAATGCACTCCGAGCTGCCTACGCCAAATCCAAAGATCCGCACTCTGGAAGACGGATGCCTCAGGATTCAAGTAGGTGAATACGTCGGAACTGTTTCTTCAATGCACTTAGTTGATGTCAAAATCAATCAGCTAATGTCAGCGTGGAAGTCAAGACATCAAGCTGGTGGCATCAATCAACGATCTGAAATCTGATCACAAGAATGCACGCCGTCGTACTGATCGTTCCTCAGACTTAATCAAAGAATCACTGCAGCGTTACGGCGCTGCGCGTTCCATCGTTATCGACGAGGACAATCGCATCCTCGCCGGTAACGGCACCATCGACGGAGCCAAGGCCGCTGGCATCCGCCGCGTCCGCATCATTGAGTCAGAGGGCGACGAGGTGATCGCAGTGCGCCGCTCCGGCCTCTCCGAAGAACAAAAGGTCGGCCTCGCTCTTGCCGACAACCGCACCGCCGATCTCAGCGAGTGGGATCTTGAAATGCTTCACCGCTTGTCTGAGGAGCACGAGCTTGACCCTTGGTTCAACCAAGACGACCTTGACGAGCTGCTGAACGTCGTCGAGGTCGACCCGGTTGAAGGCAACACCGATCCGGACGCGGTTCCCGACGCGCCTGAGGAGCCGATCACCAAGCCAGGCGACCTTTGGATCCTTGGCAACCACCGTTTGCTCTGCGGCGACTCAACCAACCCGCAACACCTCCAGCGCTTGATGGACGGCCAGCTCGCCGACCTGTGGCTCACTGACCCGCCTTACAACGTCGATTACGAAGGCGGCACCGGCCTCAAGATCCAAAACGACAACATGGCCGACGGCGAGTTCCGTCAGTTCCTTTGCGACGTCTACTCCACCGCCAATCAAGTCCTCAAGCCTGGTGCGGCGTTCTACATCTGGCACGCAGACTCTGAGGGCTACAACTTCCGAGGCGCTGCTCAAGACAACGGCTGGAAGATTCGCCAATGCTTGATCTGGCTTAAGTCATCCTTGGTCATGGGCCGGCAGGATTACCAGTGGAAGCACGAGCCTTGCCTCTACGGCTGGACTGAAGGAGCCGCTCACACTTGGAACTCAGACCGCAAGCAGACCACCATCCTTGAGTTTGACAAGCCAAAGAAGAACGGGCAGCACCCAACAATGAAGCCGGTCGACCTCTTCCAATATCAGATCGACAACTCGACCAAGCCAAACCAATTAGTCCTTGACTCTTTTGGTGGCTCCGGCACCACAATCATTGCGTGTGAGCGGATTCGGCGTCAGGCTCGACTTATGGAACTTGACCCCGCCTACTGCGACGTCATCGTCCAGCGTTGGTCAGAATTCACTGGTAAGGACGCTGTGCTGGCTCCTCGGGAGGATTGATGGGGAAGAAGTCAACCAAAATTGAAATGGATATGCGGATCAACCGCGTTGCACGCCTTCTGGCAAACGGCGCAGTGCGGTCCGAAATCCTGCAGTACGCAGCAAAGGAGTGGGAGGCGTCCGAGCGCTCTGCTGACACCTATATCGCCCGTGCGCGGGACATCTTGCGCGCTGACTGGGAAACGGACCGCCTGACTTTTACAGCAGAGATCTTGGCCCAGCTCGCCACGCTTCAAAAGGAGGCCCGCAAGACCAATAATCTCAACGCTGCACTGGGCTGCATCAAGACCGCCGCGCAGATTGCTCAGGTACTTCAGTGAGCGGAATCCTGAGCCATATCCCGACTGGCTCGGTTTTGCACCGCATCGGTGAGGGCAACTCCCAACTTGATGTTGCCAGGCTGCTTAGCCGAATCCGGGAGGATCTGCACCCAGGCCAGCGTGCCTTTGTTGATGACGACAAGACCGAGATCCTTGGCATCTCTGCTGGCTACGGCGCAGGCAAGACGAGAGCGTTGGCGGCAAAAAGCGTCTTTATGGCAGCCGCCAATCAAGGCTTTACCGGTTGCGTCATGGAGCCTACTGGGCCTTTGATTCGTGATATTTGGCAGGCAGATTTCGAAGGCTTCCTTGAGCAGTACGAGATCCCGTACACCTTCCGCGCATCACCGTTGCCCGAATATCTGCTGCACTTCCCAGGCGGAGACAGCAAATTGCTGTGCCGCTCCTTCGAGAACTACTCCCGCATCATCGGTCTCAACTTGGCGTACATCCTGTGCGATGAAATTGATACGGTGAACCCTGCGATTTGCACGCGCGCGTTCCCCAAGATCCTTGGCCGCCTCAGGGCCGGCAACGTGCGCCAGTTTAGCGCCGCATCAACGCCAGAGGGCTTCCGTTGGATGTGGAACACGTTCGGCACAGAGGAGGCGCAGCAGCGCGAAGACCGCAAGCTCATTAGGATGCGCTCGGCGGATAACCCTTATCTGCCCCAAGACTTCATCGAGAGACTGCAAGCCAACTACGATCCGAGCCTGTTGCAGGCTTACTTAGAAGGCCAATTTTGCAATCTCACAACTGGTCAGGTTTATGACCGGTTCAATCGCGAAAAACATGTCACCAACTCGATTCCTGACGTCAGCATGGAACCACTTCGCGTGGGTGTTGACTTTAATATCGGCAACATGTCAGCGGTGATCGGTGTTCGTCTTGGAGAAAACCTTCTCCTGATCGACGAGATCAGCGGTGCACATGACACCGACGCAATGGCCCAAGAGATACAACTCCGCGCTAACGGACGCAAGGTTTACATCTACCCTGACGCATCAGGCGGCAACAGAAGCACGAATGCCTCACGAACGGACATTCAGATCTTGGAGTCCTATGGGTTCAGCAACCAATCGCCGAAAGCCAACCCTCCCATCCGTGATCGGGTGGCTTCTCTACAAGCTTTGCTGGAGAACGGCAAAGGCAAAGTAAGGTTGCAGGTTGCGGCTAATTGCAAACGGACGATTGAGTGCCTAGAGCTGCAGAGTTATACCGAGGCTGGCGATCCTGATAAGGACGCAGGTTATGACCATATGAATGACGCTCTCGGATATTTGGTCTATCGAGAGTTCTCGATGATTCATGCTCGTGCTGGTCGAGGCACAGGAATCAGGCTTTACTAAGCTGATGCCATCGGGTGGGCTTTAGCTGTGTATTCAGGTTTCTCCGGGCGGCAACGTATTGGCAATGTGACGCAGGTCAATGACCCCAATACCGCCTGGGTCAACATGGAGCCCCATTGGGGCCTTATAGAGCACCTCCTCGGCGGCACTTACAAAATTCGCAAGGGACATCGCAAATTTCTTCCACAAGAACCTCGAGAACTTGATGAGGCATATGACAACAGACTGCAGCGATCGGTTTTAGCCCCTTATTACGTTCGCTTAGAGAGGATGCTTGCGGGCATGTTGACCCGTAAGCCTGTCCGTCTTGACGACGTATCGGATCAAATCCGTGAGCAGTTGTTCGACGTTGATCTGCAGGGCAACGATCTACAAACCTGGTTGTTCACGACAACGAGGGTCTGCATCCGGTACGGCCACGTTGGCGTCCTTGTCGATGCCCCAGCTGCCGGCCAAAACGGGCGTCCCTACTACGTGACTTACACGCCAAGGGACATCTTGGGCTGGCGGACTGAGCTGGCAGACGGCCAACAAAAGCTGACTCAGCTGCGGCTGCAGGAAAAGATTCTTGTCCCCGACGGCCTTTATGGCGAAAAGGAGGTGGTGCAAGTCCGCGTCTTGACTCCTGGCGCTTTTGAGATTTACCAGAAGGACGCGAAGGGGGACTTCCGCGTTGTTGATGAAGGCCGCACGAGCCTGAGCGAGATCCCGTTCAGCGTGGCCTATTCCAACCGGATGGGCCTTCTTGAATCAATCCCGCCCTTGGCTGATATTGCTGAGCTGAACCTGCAGCACTACCAAACGCAAAGTGATTTAGCGAATCAGCTCCATATCAGCGCAGTGCCGATGTTGGCGATTTTTGGTTTCCCGCAATCTGCTGAAGAGATCAGTGCCGGCCCTGGTGAAGCGATGGCCTTGCCTGAAGGAGCTTCGGCGCAATACATCGAGCCATCAGGCAACAGCTACGACGCTCAGTTCCGCCGTTTGGATCAAATTGCGTCTCAAATAAACGAGTTGGGATTGGCTGCAGTTCTTGGCGCAAAGCTGGTCGGCGAAACTGCAGAGGCCAAGCGGATCGACCGCAGCCAAGGCGACAGCACCATGATGGTGGTGGCCCAGCAGATGCAGGATCTGATCGACAACTGCCTGCGTTTCCATGCTCAGTACATGGGCGAGGCAAATGCCGGCAGCAGCTTGGTCAATCGCGACTTCATGGGCACAAGGCTTGAGCCTCAAGAGATCCAAGCCTTGCTGCAGCTCTACACCGCAGGCACGATCACCCAGGAAACTTTGCTGCTTCAGCTTGAGGCTGGCGAGGTGCTGGGCGACGACTTTGATGTTGAGGAAGAGATCGAGGCCACCCAAAGCGGCGGCTTGATTGAAATGCAGCAGCCTGAGCCCGAGCCTGCGCCTGAAACAGAGGCCACAATGCCAGAAGCGGTTGGCGAGGCTGATGAGCTGGCTGGATAACCTGCGGAGACCAGAGCCGCCACGTAAGCAGTTGCTGTTCTTTGCCAAAGAGGAATTAACGAACGAATACTTTGCCGTGATCCGAATGAGCTACTTCAGCAAGGGGAAAATATCGAAAGTGACCGAGATGCATATCCACTGCTACGACCTAAATGCCAGGGCAAAGTTTCACAACACCGTGAAGTTTGCCCTCAAGGCCGGGGCAGATGTTTCGGCGCTTTGCGTCACAGCGGCTGACGAGTTAGGGATTGAGCCGGCATGAGTGAACTTCGCGAGATATTCCGAAACGCGATCGATCTGAATCGCTATAGCAACAGTGTGTCGCGACGTTTGATCCGTGCATACAACGATGCTGTGCTGGATGCTGTTGATCAGCTGCGTGGGATTGATGAGCTTGCGTCGCCTGTTAAAGCTGCACGGCTTCGGGCCATTCTCGCGCAACTGAATGACTCACTTCGCACTTGGTCTGGCGACAGCATCGCGACGATGACCGAGGAGTTGCAGGGCTTGGCTGTTCTGCAGTCGGAGTTTGCAGCGGAGCAACTACAGAAGGCGCTGCCTGCCGGGGCTGCCGCAACCGTTGGCACTGTGGAGATCAGCCCAGCCTTAGGGCAAGCGATCGTCACGAGTCAGCCGACGGTGGCTGGTGTTGTCAATCTGAGCGATAGCTTTGAGCGAATCGCAAGAGACACGATTCCCTTTCAGCTGACTGTCGGGCAAGAGATAAGCCTGCCAAATGGTGAAGTTGTCCGGGAAGCGTTCAGCAAGATGTCCGCCAGGCAAGCCGAGCTGTTCAGCGTCGCTGTGCGAAACGGCTTGCTCGAAGGCGAATCAGTGCCAAGCATTGTTCGCAGATTGAAGGGGCGGCTGACCAAAGAGCAACGTGGATCGATCGACACGATCATCGCGGCAGGCGGCCAAGCAACCAGCATCCCGAACAATCAGATCAGGGCAATCGTTCGCACCAGCGTGAACCAAGTGGCTGTTGCTGCCGATCGGATCATTGCTGCGGAGAATCCTGATGCGACGGCAAAGTATCGCTACACGGCGACGCTTGATAGCCGGACCTCTCCGATTTGCCGCGCCTTGGATGGCAAGGTGTTCAAGCATGGGGATGGCCCATATCCACCGCAGCATTTCAACTGCCGCTCGCGCTACATCAACATTCCGATCGGGCTTGAGAAAGAGTTCGAGGAAGCCCGCGAAGACTATGGCGAGTGGCTAAACGATCAAAGTGATGCTGTGAAGCGTGATGCTCTTGGGCCTGAGCGTCTTGCAATGTGGAAAGGACTGGTCAGAAAGTACGGCCCTTCTGATGCCATCCGTAAGTTTGTGGCTCGGGATGGGTCAGAGCTAACCTTGGATCAATTACGCAACCGTGGCTATGGCACCTCTGCCAGCTAAGTATCAATTCACAAAGCAAGGCGCTGAGGCCAAGCCCAAGGCGACGGCCAAGAAAAAGTCCGCTAAAAAGGAAGCACCTTCGGAGGCTGACTGATGCCTGGACATTACGGAATGGGTAAGCCCAAGAAAAAGAAGAAGAAGGGCGGCAAGAAGAAGTAATGGCACGGAAGCAGCGTCGCGTTCCGAAGGACAAGGCCACCGGCCTGCCTAAGAAGTACCTGTCGGGTGCAAAGAACCGCGCTGCCAAGGCACGAGAGATAAAGCGAACCGCTGAGGCTTACAAGCGCGGCGAGTTCATCGACATCAAAGCCGTTTCAGCATCGAGGGCCAAACAAGGTGGCACCAAAAAGAAAACCACTAAGCGAAAGCGTAAAAAAGGCTCTTCGTAAAAAGGCTGAGGGCACCCGCTTCACCTACGGCCAGCTGGCCGCCGTTTATCGGCGTGGCCAAGGCGCATATCTCGGCAGCGGGTCGCGCAATGTCCCGATGGCTGCCTGGGCGATGGGTCGTGTTAACAGTTTCGTTTCAGGCAAAGGCGGAGCGCGCAAGGCTGACGCTGATTTGCTGAAGAAAGGCAAGAAAAAGAAATGAAGCTCACCACCCGCCAAAAGAATGCCTTGAAGCGGCACCAAGAGGCGCACGGGCACACCAAGGCGCACATGGACTTTATGAAGCGCAAGATGCGTGAGGGCATGAGCTTTACAAAGGCGCATCGCTTGGCTATGAGCAAGAAAGGCAAATGAGCATCAAACGCGGTGGCCATACGTTTGAGGGCTTTGATAAGCCCATTCGTACGCCGAACCATCCGAGCGGCAAGTCTCACGCTGTCGTCATTAAGGAGGACGGCAAGCCGAGGCTCATTAGGTTCGGGCAGCAGGGTGCTAAGACGAAACCTCCGCGCAAAGGTGAGAGTGCTGCGGACAAAGCCAAGCGCAAGTCATTCAAAGCACGTCACGCAAAAAACATCGCGAAGGGCAAAGCATCTGCCGCATATTGGGCGAATCGGGTGAAATGGTCTTGAGCCAGTTACAGTGACCGTGAAATTAACCTTACGGGTTATCAATGTCTGAAGAGCAGAATCTGGAGATTACGTCTCCCGCAGCTCCGAACAATGCTGAGCTGGATGCACTAAAAAACAGCGTCCAAGCCTTAGAGAAAAAGAATTACGAGCTGATCGGCAAGCTCAAAGAAGCAAAAACCGTTCCTGATGGTGTTGATGTTCAGGAGCTGCTTGAGTTCAAGCGCAACGTTGAGCAGAACAAACTCGAATCAGAAGGCAAGTACACCGAGGCGCGTCAGGCTCTTGAGCAGCAGTTCCGTGAGGCTGCTGAAGCCAAGGACAAGCGGATTGCTGAGCTTGAAGCACGAGTCCGCGAGCTTGAGCTAATTGCACCTGCGAACACAGCATTGGCCGATGTTGTGCATGATCCGAGCATCGTATTCAAAGCTGATCTGTTGAAGCCGGACCAAATCGAGCGCGAATCTGATGGCACGGTTGTTGTCGTCAATGGCTATGAGCGCAAGCCGATTGGCGAGTGGGCCAAAACTTTGCCCAGCTATATGCAGAAAGCACCCAAGCCAGTTGGCAGCGGTGCGCCTTCAGGACGCAGCACAGGTGGTGACATCCCACCGGGCACAAAGAA